AATTCTTCTTGATATGTTGCATCTTTCATCTCTTCACAAATCTCTGAAGAGTGTTTCAACACTAAACATTTAACTTCAAAACCGGATAGTATACCTTTATCAATAAGTTCTTTTGTTGAAATAACTTTCTTAACAGAACCAAACAATCCTTCTAATACCAGTTTGTGAGTTTTGGTACCATCCAAGGTTCCTGTCAATCCTATCCTATATTTTGTATTAATACATGCCGCTAAGATTCTGCTAAGTTCTTTTGCTTTAAAAAGGTGTGCTTCGTCACCAATTACAAAATCAAATTGGTGAAAGAATTCATTCGGCATACGTTGCATTGATTGCCAGGTAGATATTGTTATTGGTTTATTGTAGTTCTTTTCTTGTCCGGAATAAATTTTCTGAGTGTTTTTTTCTGTGTTAAATCCATTCTCTGTTGAATAATCTTCAAAGTCTGAATGTAACTGTTCTACCAGAGATGTTGTCGGTACTAGAATAAGTCCTTTGAGTCCTTGGAACTCAAGGAACTGACGTATAAAGAGATAAATGATTAAAGACTTACCTGATGCTGTAGGAGACAATAAAAGTGCTCTACGCTTCTGCATTACGTTTATAAACGCATCCAGTTGATGGTCGTGCGTTAAAATATCTTTACTTTGAGATTGTAGCTTTAAAGTATCTACAAACTTCTCTGCATGATATCTACTGAACTCATCTTCTACGTTTACTGATGGTTCGGCATATTCTATTGTGTATTCTCTAGACTCACAGAATTCTTTAACGTAATCTAGTAAACCAAGATATAGAGAATTATTTCTTAAATCGAAAAGACGTATCTTACCGTCCCATATTTTATTTCTAAAGGCAGGAGTAAACTTGTGACCAGGTACAAAGAAAGTAAAATACTCAGATATTTCTTTGGCAATATGTTGCTCACATTTGATTTGAAGATATGCTTCATTCTTTTTATAAATTACTAAGTCACTCATTGTCCTCCAATAAATTTCTCCCACGATATAATGTCTCTAAGTTGAAATGTCCTAGACTTCAATTCATTCATAATATACTCAACTACGGACACCACTTCATCATGGTATACTTTTTTCTCGTTAAGTCTAATCATATCTTCATCCGCTTCCATATAAGTCCCTATCTCAGACTTAAGTGTAAACTCGAATGGTTCCCATCCATACTGGTCTAATGTTACTTTGTCCATCTTTCCGGTATAGTATTCCCACTTTACCTTCTTCATACGCTGAAGGTCAAAGAAAGCCTTTTTTGCGGCTATCTTGTGTGATGTTAGTATATTTAGGTATTTGCTATGAAGCTGTGGCACTCTGGTAAGTTCAGAACTAGGCTCTGTCTTATCGACTGCTGAGTCATTTTCCCACATCTTCAAAATATTATCAAGTTTTTCCATATCAAAATCCAATTACAAAATTTCAGTATATCATAAAACGGTTAAGATGTCAATATGTTATAGTATTCGTATCTAAAGTTTGCCGTTGCGACAATGATGTTATCTGCCGATTCTTTGGTATCAAAATTGATATCTGAGATATCGGTTGGAAACAAATTAATAAATTGTATTCTTAAATTGGTATTGTTCAAACCGGTAAGAATGGTAAGAATAGCATCAGAATAATTTTCTTTGTAATTTGAATTTCTATTGGCAAATCCTGATGGGTCTGCAATACCTTTAAGCCAATTTTGTATTGCTTGAATTGTTTTTAAATCTTCATCAACGGTAAACGTTACGCTTAATGCATTGTATGACAATGTATCACCTGCTTTCGGTATTGAAAGAAACGGTGTAGACTGTTTAGCGGGACCTGACAATGTAATACCAGGTAGATTTACTGCTTGGCAAAAGTATTGTACAGAATCAATCTTACTAAAGTTCAATAAAAACTTCGTAGGTTGAAGTAGATTCGTATTGGTTGGGTTTCTGTTTAATGCTGTCATATAGGTATTTATAAGCCAAAAAAAGGGATCCGAAGATCCCTTTTAAATGCCACTCTTGACGGTGGCTTCTTGATTACATCAAGTTCTTAACACCGAAGATACGGTAGTATACGTTTGTACCTGGTTGAATTACACCACCACCAGTAGCTGGTTGTGCTGTATAACCTTGTGCAAATGGGTTTGCTACCATGCCGTAACGAGTCTTGAATCCAATCTTTGGTTGGAATGTGAACTGGTCAACTGCACGAACCATTTGTAGAGGAACGTATGGGCAGTAGAAAATACCTGCATCATATGGTGATGTACCTTTGTAACCGATTGTTGCCAATTCGATATTTTGTTGGTAACCGCCAAAGTATGGGTCGATGTACACTTTGATACGACCGTGTAACAATCCAGCGAATGTGTTACCAGTATCGTCAACTTGCAAGTCTGCTTGTAGAGCAGGAGTATAAGATAATACACCAGCCATTGCCATAGCGGAAGCAACGTCAGATGATACAATCATCACGTTACCTTTACCACGACGAGTTTGCTTTGCGATAACGTTAGCATCACGTTCAACTTGGAAAATCAAGCCTTTGAAACGCTCAACTGACCAACGACCGTTAGAGTCTGTATCTAAGTCAAAATAACCTTTACTTACTGTACCGTATTGTGCACCTTGAACAGCAGACAAATAGATTGTACGGATAACTTCACGGTTAATCTCAGCTAGAATCTCTGTAGACAGAATGTTTGACAATTCTGTTTCTGCATCAAGTCCGTGAATTGCTTTCAAGTCTTGTGCTAGTTCTAATGAGTATTCAGCTTTCAATGCTCTTGATTGTGCTGTAACAGTAACTTTCTCGATAGAGAATGCCATTTGCTGGAATGCATTACCTACATCTGAACCTAATGCTTCAGCAATAGCTGTTTGCATACCGATACCAGTTGTGAAGTTATTAGAACCAGCAACGTTAGCGCCAGACCAATAGTTCGTAGAAGTATCAGAACCTGTGTTACCAGAGAATCCGTACTCGTTATAAGGACCGAAAGCAGAGTTGTTACCAGAGAATTGTGTATTAGCTTCGTTGTAGAATGCCTCTGCACCACCTTGTGTTGGACCTGTTGCATTTGGTGCATAACGTGCACGCATTGCAAAAATCAAACCTGTTGGACCTGTCATTGGCTGAACACCAGCAACATCATACGCAATCAAGTTTGGTAGTGAACGGCGAACCAAGCTGATTAAGATTGGGTCAAAGTTCTGTACACCACCAGTAACGTTTGTTGGTCCGTAGTCTGAAGTTTCGTTCAAAGACTGACGGTCTTTCTGCATTGCTTGATGTTGATTCTCAAGAATAACAGATGTAACTGCTCTCTTGTATGGATCTTTAATTGCTTCTAATTCTGGGTGCTCCAGAACTGGTTGCCATTTCTTTTGTAGTTCTTCGGATAGATACATTAGTTGTTCTCCTTGTTAGTATCTTGTATTGGTAGTTTATTTATTATTTTACCAAAGTTTGTGAAATAGTTTTGACATATTGATTAATTGATGCGTCATCAGAAACTGATTGTTTCTTTTCTTCTTCAATTTCAATACCTTCATTCAGCATAGAAGTTTCGGCAACTTTAACGTCTGCTTTGAAATAAGATTCTTTCAATACGTTTAGTTTTTCTGAAAATTCTTCTTCAGAAGTAAATTCAACACCCTCTGCGAGTGATTTTAATTTTTCTTCTTGAGTCTGAGTTAGGCCTTCACAAGCTGTGTGGATAGCCTCTAATTTTACTTGCTCGCTTAATGCTCTCTTTAAAGCAACTGCGGTTTTGACTTGTTCATCCAATGCTTCTTCAAGTTCTTCAACTCTTGTTGTTAACTCTTCAACAACTTGAACTTGCTCTTCCGGAATGTCAATATTGTGTTCCATGAATACATTACGTAGGCTTGTCATAAAGTCTTCGGCAATCTCTGCACGTAGACCGGAAACAATTGCCAATTCGTTTTGTTTCATGTATTGTTCTGCAAAATAGTCAATATATTCGTCTAATTTGTCTGCTAGTTCTTCTTTGATTTGCTCAATACCAGCTTCGTATTGCTCTACCAACTCTGCTTCAACGTGTTCGATGATTTGTTCGATACGTGAAGATACAGCGGCTTCAAAAATTGTAGTAGCTTTTAATTTGAATTCTTCAGACAATGACTCGCCTTCTAGCAATGCATTTACGTCATCAGACATATCAATGCTTTCACCATAGTTCTGGAATGTAGCACCTGGATTTGGCTTGAATGTTTGTTTTGGTAATGCTGTCTTAACACGGTCACGAATTTTTTCGTATTGGTCACCGTTCATTTGGTCTGGATGCATAACATCTTTACGACCCATAGTTTGTTGTGGTTGACCTTTGTATGTGCTGTAACCAACTGTACCTAAGTGTTGGTCGTTCTTTTCTGAACCAACTGGTGGAGTTGCTCCTGGTGGAGTTGCTGTTGGTGTACCTTTTAGATAATCTGGCAAAGCGCCTTCGTCATCTTTAGTTGGGCTTGTTCCGATGATACCGGCATCTTGTGTGCCATATGCTGTTGTTGATGGTAATTTGTCTTGACCGACTTCACCTTTAGGGTGTTTATCAGATCCTCTTTGACCCATTTTTTGCTTGATGTTACCATCAAAAGCCTCTTTTGATCCTTCGTTCAAAATAGCTTTAGCGGCATCTGACAGATTGAATTTTCCCATTTTGTAAATCTCCTATGATTCGTATTGGTATATTTATATTTTATAATTTTTTGATGAAGTTTTCAAAGATTTGCAAGCTGACAGCTTCAATCTCTCTAGGTGTAGCTTGACGAATCATCTTCTTAGATTCTTCTAATTGACGTTCTGTCCATACACCATCCACTAACATCCACTCTTTACCTTCCATGATACCTTGTACAAATGCACCTGGTGCTGATGGATCGGCTACAATATCTGCCGCTGTGGCTAGATAAAAATCGTCTTGAACAATGTTGACTCCATTAACATTCTTCAATGAACCCATACCTCTAGATGAGACTCCTAGTTGACCACCACCTTCGATAAGGTTTCTGGCAATCTGTCCCATTGGGGTATCAAGTATCTTTGCTCTTCCTACAAACTGATGACCGTCTTCTTTAAGAGAAGTAATGATGTGTGATACACGGTCAAGATTGATAGAAGGTGTGTCTGGATGACCTAATTCACCGTATGCACGGTTCTTATTGATATATTCTTCAGTATAACGCTTAACTTCTTTAAGCATCGTACCGTGTTCATACAGACGTTTATTTTTGTTTTCTCTTTCGGTAACTAGAAAAGGACCCTCAATAAAGAGAGTCTTTTTTCCGTCCTTTTCTTCGGTAATATAATTTACCGATTCTGTAATTTCTTTAATTAATTTCATGGTGTTGTCTTATACACTCCATAGTTGAAAGAAGCTGGATCGTCAAACTGACCACGTTGATACATTTGATTGTTCTTACGTAGTTCTAGGATAATAGTATAACCCTGATTTGCACTCATGCCATATGTAACAAGACCAATGTTACCGTTTGAGTTTGCTTGACCTCTTGAGTTATTAGGAATTGTTACCCAATTTCCCATACCATCGTATTCGCCTGTGCTTGTCATGCAAAAAATTGGTTGAGGTGTATCAGAAGACCATACAAGTTCTGCTGAACCGTTACCGCTAACATCATACCAGCAACGATTGATTTGTAAATCGTAATATGGTAATGCAGTACCGCTTACAGATAATTGACCACCAGTTGTATTCAAAGCACCATACAACGTATTTGCTTGAATTTTAACTAGGTTATTTTCTTGTGCTGAACCATCAAATAACCCTGTCAACTTGATAGTTGTATGTGTAACAGTATCCTTGATAATTTGAATTGTATTTGAAATTGCCATTTTTTTGCCTTATTTTATATGTGTAAATGCAAAACCAACAACTTTTTTAAATTGCTCTTTGCTCTCATCAACCATTCTATAAATCTTTAAACGATTATTAGCATCTAAAGACTCGTGTAATTTTAATACTTTCTTTGCCGTAGCAATATTCACCATCATTGTTTTACCATCTTCAAAGATGATTGCATTTGCTCTGTTGCTTTCTACTATGTCTTGAAGATATTCTAAATTGTTACTTTTTTCATATTCTTCAGAATGAACATCTGAATACGGTATTGTTACATATTTATTAATCTTATTGGCATAGTACAAAGCAACCTTTTCACCATTAGGTAAACGGCGAATTGATTTTCTTTGTAACGTCAAAAGCGAAGGTAAATCAGTCTTTGTTGGTGAAACTTCTTTACCCTGTGGGGCTTCCAATAGAGAGTCCTCCGAAAGCGTTTCCGCTTCGGATGATTTAATATCAATAAACTCTCTAATCGATTTCATTATAATGCAAAACCGTGTGTAGGTTGAATAACCGCTTTAGCGTAACCCTGTGGGCAGTGATGAGTACACATATGACCACGGCTTGCTAAATCAAATGCCGCTTTTTCTGCTTCATGTTGATTGTCAAAAGCGTGACTGTGAACACCATCATGCTCAAGACCTAGGCTCTTAGGAACACCATTTACTAATGCTGTCTTAGGACGCACAGAATTGATTTCGTGGTAACCAGTACCTTCACGGTCTTTGTCCATTCTCCATGGGTGCTCTTCTTTTGATTTTTTATCTTTTGCTTCAGTAATAGATTGTTTTGGTACTAATACTTCAATACCTTCAGGAATATTTTCATAATATTCTTGTTCTTCATCAACCTCAACTTCTGTTTCTTCTTGATGTGGTGTAATAAAGTTTGCCGCTATTTCTGCTTTCTTTGCTTCAATATGCGCCATTACACGGTCTTGAATTGCTGAATATAACGCATCTCTTACTCCAAGAGAATCGTCATCAAAGGTGTAATCTATAACTGCTCTACTGTTAGACATTTAATATCTCCTATAAAATTCTTTTTAATCGTTCAAATGTATTGGGTTCTTCAACTTCTTCTTTTTTAGCCGTTGGTTTTGGCTTCGGTTTCATCTTAGCTAAAGCAATCTTGTTATCGAAATCTTTTTTAGCCATATCTTGTTGATGCTCAATATCTGTTGGGTGAATTGGTTGTTCCGGTACTGTACTTAACATTGCTTGAGCGGCAACATCATTCGTAACAGAAACTGGTAAACCAAGTCCGGCTTCTTTTTCTTTCTCAATTTCATTTTGCATAACCTTGATTTCACTGTTATCCATGCGTAGAACATTCTTCTGAATCCACGCTTGTGAGAAATATCTACCGGTATATGGGTCTACTTCTTGTAACAATGACAATCTTTCTTTCATTAACTCAGCATCTTTTAGTTCTGAGAAGTTGTTATCGGTAATAAAATCGTAGTGAATGTTTTCTTTAAAAATCTTCCACTCATTTTCATTACAAATACCTTTGAGTACACATTGAACTCTCAATGCTTGGTCAAAGACTTCGGCAAACTTTTGACGCATACGGTCAACAAACTTTGCAAACTTTAATTCATCTCTTGTAATCTCATTTGTACGACCTAGTGAGAAACCTGAAGTCTCAGGATTCAAACGTGAAATTGGTACACACAACGCTTTATATAGCTTCTTTTCAAAGTACTTAACGTCTTCGAGTTCACCTAAATTTTGTCCACCAGGTAATGTGGTAATCTCTGTACCTTTACCACCTTCTCTACGTGGTAACCAGAAGTCTTCCATCATAGATAAGAATTTACGGTCGTCACGAACTTCACCAGTGTTTGCATCATATACAAGTTTGTTCTTGTACTTTACCATGATGTCACGTAAGTATTGTTCAGCTTTTAGTTTAGGTAAGTTACCAACGTCAATGTAGAATATACGTCTTTCTGGTGCTCTAGAGATTCGGTAAATAACTGTAGCATCTTCAATCATACGTAATTGATTGAGCGGTTTAATTGCTTTGTGCAAGTATGATAAAACAACGGCACGGCGTGAATCCATCAAGCCAGAAACGATGGAGAGCACAGAGTCTGTGGTTATGCGTACACCTACTGGTCCGAAGCTGGAAGACGATCCTGTAGTGACCTTGTCGTTCCAAATGTAGTATTCGTTGACTACGTTCATAATGTCAACACCGGTACGCTCATCTTTAGTCTTTTTAATCTCACGAACCTTTTTAAGTTTACGTGGATCAATATATCTGAGTTCTTTAATACCAGCAGTTGGGTTTTCTCTATCGATAATTACGTGGTAGAAAAGTCTACCGTCAACGTAATATCTTCTGAAAATGTCGTGAGACATATTTCGGTAATTTAACATTCTCAAAATTGTATCGAATTCTGAGTAAATTGCTTTTTTAATTTTATCTGGTGCATCAACATCATCGAGAACAATCTTAATGCTGTTACCATTATCATCTTGGCAAATAGCTTCATTTACAATATCGTCAATGGCAGACTCGATTTCAGGTTGCATCGCCATTTCACGATAACGAGAAATCAACTCTACTTCA